CATGTTCTTCGTTTTCTTTTCATCTATGAATATTTAAAATTGCATTGGCAAGAATATCGTTATGCTGTCACAACAGATGTTAAAGATGTTTACTTTCAAAGGAATCCATTTGAGTGGTTAGAAAAGAATTTTGATGAAGATGTACTTTCATATGGATTAGTTTGTGGTTCGGAATGTCTGAAATATAAAGATGAACCATGGGGTAATGAAAACTTAATGCAGACTTATGGACCATATGTGTATGATGAATACAAAGATAATGTAATTTACAATGTTGGTGTATTAGGTGGTCGATCCGAATATATCAAAGATTTGGTATTTCATATCTTCACAAATGCAGTAAATCGTCCTATTCCAATTGTAGATCAAGCTGTATTCAATGTGTTGATTGGTAAACAACCCTTTAAAGACATTACATACCTGGCACAAATGTCAGATGCATGGGCTTGTCAAGCTGGAACTGTTGTAGATCCAAATAAGATCGAACAATTTAGACCTAATCTAACCGAAAAAGAACCTGTATATAAAGACGGAAAAGTTTATAATGCTGACGGCGAAGAATTTTATATTGTACATCAGTACGATAGAGTTCCCGAATGGAAACAAAATGTAATGAAGAAATATAAATTAGAAGATTTGATTGTGATAAGGACATAACTACAACGTGTCTAATATATCATTTTTTCATTGCGCTTCAATTTATAAAACTGCAACAGAAAAAGTTGTAGAGAATACTCGCAAATATCATCCGGACGAATATTATTTTCTTTGTGTGGATGCAACACAAAATTTTTCATATCTTGCAGAATCATACAAAACAGATTATCGATATTATATTGAGAAACTTGGTGGCCCACAACAACCATATGGTTATCAAACAGATAAAGTTTTAAAGTTTCTGGAAAGATTTTATGATGCGAGTAAACGATCATCTGCAACACACATGATGATGTTAGAAGATGATGTTTGGCTGAACAATAAAGTTATTGTTGAAGATACATGGGAAATGGCCTGCCATGACATAGAAGGTGGCAATTTTATCCATCTAGAAGTATTGAAAATGATAGAAGATTTTTCTGGTGTTAAAGTAGAAGAAGGATCAAAGTGTTACGGTGGTGGAGGAGGTTCAATATATAAGATTGATACTTTCATAAACAACTATGACCGTGTTACAGATTGGTTTTCTAAAAATACGGAAGAAATACAAAGATATTATCCCACAATAGGTTGGATAGATTGTTTTATGGTGGTGTATTATCTACTGTGTGGCAAACAGTATACAAAGAATCCATTTTTAGTGGATACACATAATCACCACACAGGTTTTGATTATGAAAAGTTTATGAGTGAAATGCCAAGAGATACACAGATCATTAATAACTATAAGAAATATTATTATGAATGAAATTGGAATTGTAACTGCTTTCTTTGATATTGGCCGTGGTGACTGGACTCCAGACAAAGGCCTGCCACACTATCTACACCGAACAAACGATACTTACCTACATCGTTTTCGACACATGGCACAACTAGAAAATCCAATGGTTGTGTACACATCAAAACAATTTGTCAAGGATGTTAAACTGTATCGAGCAGAACGTCCCACAGAAGTCGTTATTGTTGACTTTGAAAAGAACTTCACACAACTTAGATCAGATATTACTAAGGTACAAAAGAGTGAAGAATACTTGAGCAAAATAAATCCCATGCAAGTGCGAAATCCAGAATATTGGTCGGCTGACTACGTTCTGGTCAATTTACTAAAATCAACTTTTGTAAATCAATCATTAAATCATTTAAAGACTGACTTGATTGCTTGGTTAGATTTTGGTTATTGCCGTGATGAATCTACACTCAACGGTGTTAAAAAATGGTCTTATCCCTTTGCAAAAGATAAAATGCATTTTTTTAATATCAAAGATTGGGTGGAAGGTACTTTAATACAAGATGTTATTGCAAACAATGATGTACACGTAACAGGCCCATGTATTGTTGGTGGTCGTGATATGTGGTACAAACTTGAACATCTTGTTTATACACATACAATGAAATTATTGGAAAACAATTTAATTGATGATGATCAAACTTTATTGTTGATGTCATACTTGTCTAATCCAGATATATTCGAATTACACAAAGTATCGAATCAAGATTGGTTTGTTGCATTTAAGGAATATCATGATAACACTATATCATAATTGTACTGCAAATTTAGGTGACTTTGTTCAATGTTTGCCTGTTGTGTCAGGTTATGTAAAAAAACATGGAAAGGTCAATTTCGTAATTAGAAATGAAATGAAAAAGTTTAAAGGTATGTTAGAATTTCTAAAATACCAAGACCTTTTTGAAATTGTTTGTTTCGATGATGAAGCCATAAAATATGGTGGAGTACTGGCACCAGTTTTTCAACTCAGTTCATGGACAAGAGAAGATAAAGAAGATCCAAACAGACCGATTGAAACTTGCCGATATGAGAATTGGTTAAAAGATCACTACCAATTTGAGTTCGAAGTGGATGATGATTTTGAGTTAAAGTTTCCACAATCTGATGTACCAGTTGATATGAATGCCATTTATGTTGGTGATCGTTGGAATCATCCAGGAATCGATGATCGTAGAGAGACTGGTGTGTTGTCGAATCTGAATAATTGCAAGTTCCTAGACTACAATAATGATCTCCTAACTAACTGTTACATCATTAAGACTTCACCAAAACCTTTCATCACCAATTTTACTGGTATTGGTATGATTGCCGACTTATTAAACAAAGAATGCCTAGTGGTATGGAAAGCAGAAGATTGGAAACCAGAATATCGTGTTGGTGATAACATCCAATGGGACAATGGTAAAGATATTAATAAAATATTCGAAAAACATTTTTATCTAAACCGTAAAGCAAAATTGGTTCATGCAAAAGATTTGGATTTGACAAAATTATGATTGAAAATTATGAGAAGATTGCAGAAGGTCATTGGTATCAAAGAACTATAACTGGCCCAATGCCAGACTATAGCAAAGTATATTCAGAGACACGATATGACACATATTCAACTACAGATAAAATGTCTGAATTGAGATTTAATCTTTTGCAAAATAAAATAGGTAATATAAATTCTATTTGTGATTTTGGTTATGGCAATGGATCTTTTCTAAGACATTGTGATAAAACAAAACAAGTAAAACAAATTTATGGATATGATATATCAGATTATCCTGTTCCAGATGGAGCAATTAAAATTAATGAACCGACAGATGTTCAAGTTGATGTTATGACATTCTTTGATTCATTAGAACATCTAATACAGAGAGACTTAACAACATATATCAACAAACTAAAAATAAAACATATTTGTGTGTCTGTACCATGGATGCATGAATCACAAGGTTCATATTTCTTTAGAAATTGGAAACACCGCCGAGAGAATGAACACATACATCATTTTGATTGTCATGGCCTAATAAATTTATTGACCCATTGTGATTATAAAATTATCCATGTTGGAAATGATGAGGATGCGATTCGTACACCATATTCTAATCTTCCAAACATATTAACGGTTATTGGCACAAAGAAATGATATTGAATGTAAATTTGGGTGCCTTTGGTGGGCCATTAAGAAATGGTGATCTCCTCGCTGTGTGCAATGCTGTGGAGTTTTTAAGACAAAAAGATTCAGAACATATAATGTTTCACATGAAACAGGATTCTATCTCACAAGAAGATTATGTTAGAAAAATGTATGAGTTTTTGTTGAAAAATACTGATTTCTTTTCTATCGAACCAGGCACAGAAGATTTGAAATGGAAAAGAATAAATCTTTGGGATTTCAGAGCAATTTCTGGTGATCTTGCAACAATAAAGAATAAAGAAAAAACACAAAAAAAGATTGTTGTTTGTCCTTTGTTTGATGCACCATACAATGGTTATAGAAATTGGCCACAAAATTTCTTTCACACTTTGATAGAAGAATACGATAAAAACAAATATAGTGATTATGAGAAAATAATTTGTATCAATAAACCGCTCGACTACCAATTCCGTGGTTGGAGATACAGCACAGATTTTCTAGAAAATTTATACCACATACAAACCGCAGAATATTTCATAGGTGCTGAAACCGGAACATCGATATTTGCATCTCTGCTTGACCCAGCACCACCAAATCTGATATACTACTATTCTGGTAGAGGGTTGATACACACCACTCCGTTCCATATTTTCAAAGGAAAAGGAGAAATGAAAAATTACTGGTTGGATTTTGAAGGATCGACCTGGTATTAAACCGTAGATTTTGATTACTATGTATCAAACCCAATCTTTGTACTGTCCCAAGGTATAAAGTGAAATGTGATATAAATAAGCAAATTGGCAACCATAGTGTGTTGCATTTCTAGAAGGAAATCAATGTATTCTTTTTTGTCTTTTCTGAGAGAAGAAGCCGAGCCTAAGCAGCTCAAACATATACATCATGCCGAAGATAGACCCCTACTCCACGGAGAAGAAGGGTTCGACCACGCCTACAACGCACTCCATCAAGCCCACGAACACATCAAATCTGGTTCTGAAAGTTCTGCACTCACCATGAAATATGACGGATCTCCTTCCGTTGTGTTCGGACATCACCCTAAAACTGGTAAATTTTTTGTAGCCAGTAAATCTGCATTTAATGTAAATCCCAAAATCAACTATAGTTCAAAAGACATAGCCAAGAACCATGGTCATGCACCTGGTCTTGCAGAAAAATTAAATTCTGCATTGGTGCATTTGAAAAAAGTTGCACCAAAATCTGGTGTATATCAAGGCGACCTTATGTTCTCGGAGGGTGACAAACAAGACAAGGGACACAAAGGCGTATCTTTTACACCCAATACAATCACATACACCGCCAAAGGTGAAGAAGCAGACAAAGTTAGAAAATCAAAATTAGGTGTGGTTGTGCATACACAATATCATGGTGATGATATTTCTACAATGTCAGCAGATTCTCATCCAGATGTACATCATTTCACAAATCATCCTGATGTGTGGACAAAATCTGTAGCACATGACACAAAACAAGTACACTATTCTGACGCTGATCAAAAGACTTTTAACCATCACATGGAAGAAGCCAAGAAAATACATGATGCAAACAAAAAGTCTATGTATAAGGCAACTGAAATGCACCGTGGTGATGGTAATCATTTAGCAACATATATTAACCATACAGTTAGAACAGATGAAACACCAACTGCCGAAGGTCTTGCAAAACACATACAATCAAAATATGTTAAGCAATCAGAAAAATTAAAAACACCTGTTGCACAGTCAAGAAAAGAAGCAGAAGCAAAAACACATATAAATCATATTGCTGCAAATGAAAAACACTATAATAACCTTTTGCAGATGCATGATCATTTACAAAAAGCAAAAA